CAGGAGCAAATGGTGCAGCAGGTGAAACAGCATCATTCTCGTATAAATCAACAAACTCAGATACAATTGAACGTGTATTGGGTTATTCAGTAACTGGACCAAAGAAAGCATATGCTTACATTTGGTTCCAAAATGCAATTAGTGGATCAGCTGAGACAACAACATTATCGTTTGTATCAGGTACATTCACTACAACACCTGGAGCAGGTGGATACTCAGCAAGTCTTAACTTGTCAGGATCAACAACATATGCACCAGCAAGCACACCAATGATTACTTCTCAGTTAATCGGTGCATCAAAGACAACAACTAACTTATTCCAAATCTTTACACTTGGTGATGGAGATGCAATGAATAAATCAATAAAAGTATCTTTGATCAACAACACACTTGCAGGAAACGTACCAGGAACTGATTATGGTAATTTCACAATCTTAGTTCGTGATTACGCTGACACAGACCAACGTCCAACAGTATTAGAAACATACTCTAACTTAAATTTAGATCCAGATTCGCCAAACTTCATATCAAGAAGAATTGGTGACAGAACGTATACTGTAGCATCAACTGGTGAAGTAACAGCAACGGGTGATTATGATAACATATCAAAATATATCCGCGTAACTGTAACAGACGCAGTTAAAACTAAAGCAGCAAGCCCATCATTAAATCCTTTTGGACACGCAGCTTACAAAGAGCCGTTTAGTGCACCAGGATTAAACTTACCATCAGCAAGTTTAATTACTGCTAGCCCAACAATCAATAATGCATACAATGCAAAAGCATACTATGGTGTGAATTATGGTAATAGTGATAACGAAAACTATTTCAAACCATTACCAGCAGGCGCAGTAGCAGGTAATAATGCAGCATTCAACTTAGATTCTTGCTATATATCAAGTGATTATGGTAGTGCAGTAGATGCAACAAGTACACCATTTACAGCAGGTGGACCAGTATCAGCATCTATATTAAAAGGTCAAGATGTTGCTAATATCGCTAAATTTACTTTAGGATTCCAAGGTGGATTTGATGGTATGGATCCAGCTATTCCATTAAAGACAGGTGCTAATATCTCATCAACTAATACAGTTGGTTTAGATTGCTCTACAGTAACAGCAGCAGGTACTTTAGGATACAAAAAAGCACTTAATGTATTATCAAACTCTGAAACATATGACATTAACATGATAGCAATGCCAGGTGTAACTGTGGCTGATCATGCAAGTGTAACTACAAAAGCAATTGAAGTAGCTGAAGACAGAGGTGATACATTTGTATTGATTGATCCAGTTAAACAAGCTCAAACAGTTGGTACAGCAGTAAGTGCAATTGCTAACAGCGGAATCAACACTAGTTATGCAGCAGCATATTGGCCATGGGTTAAGATTATGGATATCAACAGAATGAAGCCAATTTGGGTTCCACCTTCTGCAGTACTTCCTCGTGTAATCGCTCAATCTGATACAGCAGCATTCGAATGGTTTGCTCCTGCAGGTTTAAATCGTGGTGGTATTCAAGATGCAGTAGATGCTGAAGTAAAATTAAGCTTTGCTCAAAGAGATACACTATACGAAAACCGTATCAATCCACTTGCAACATTCCCAGCTCAAGGAGTTTGTGTATGGGGTCAGAAAACATTACAAACAAAAGCATCTGCTCTTGACCGTATCAATGTACGTCGTTTAATGATTACATTAAAGAAGTTCATTGCAAGTTCAAGCCGTTACTTAGTATTCGAGAACAATACAAACGAAACTCGTCAGAGATTCATTAACATTGTAACTCCATACCTAGAGAACGTAAAAGCTCGTCAAGGTCTGTATGCATTCCGTGTAGTAATGGATGAAACAAACAATACACCTGATGTAATCGATCGTAATGAATTATATGGTCAAATCTTCTTACAGCCTGCAAAGACTGCTGAATTTATCGTATTAGACTTTAATATCCTTCCTACAGGTGCAACTTTTGATAACGCTTAATACTTATAATAAAACGAACAAAACATGGCACAATTAATTCCAGATAACGGCCCTCAAGGTATATATTATACTAACTACGAGCCAAAAACACAGAATAGATTTATATTGTCAGTTAGCGGAATACCTTCTTTCATTATGAAGAAGGTATCCCGTCCTAACATCGACTGTGGTGAAGTAATCATCGACCACATCAACTTGATCCGTAAATTAAAGGGCAAGTGTAAATGGCAAGATATCTCAATGACTCTTTACGATCCAATCGTACCATCAGGTGCGCAGACAGTAATGGAGTGGGTAAGAACAGCACACGAATCAGCAACAGGTCGTGATGGATATGCAGACTTCTACAAGAAGGACTTCCAAATCCAAACATTAGGACCAGTAGGTGATATCGTTGAACAATGGACTGTAAAAGGAGCTTACATCAAAACTGCTAACTTCGGTCAGCTAGATTGGTCAACTGAAACTCAAGTTGAGATTGAATTGACAATCGGTTTAGATAACTGCTTCCTAGAGTTCTAATCGAATCAAA